ACCAAGGCTGAACTTGCTGAGATTGCTCGCGAAATTGCATCAGCTAATTAACCTCAACTAATAGTGCTGAGGGCTCATTCTCTTGTCTCCTTTCTCTGATGAGCCCTCAGCGCACCTAACTAGGGAGCGCTATGAATATTGTTACAACCGAAAAACAACTTAAAGAAGTAGTTAACGCCTACGACAAAGTAGAAGCGTTTTGTTTTGACGTAGAAACTGTTGGAGACCATCGCGGAGATCCACGTCAAAATACTGTTACTTGGATTGCTTTAGCAACTCATGGTCGAGTCGATGTGATTCCTATGGGCCACCCAAATGGTGAGTATCTACGTACGGACTATCCACTGCTACCTTCTGCTGTAGCACGTGTTGCAAAAGGCATGGAACTACGAGAGTCTGATTACAGTAAAGATGAACGCAAAGCAACAAAGGTATTTGGACCTGCACCAGAGCAGTTAACTGCTGGGGAAGTGTTTAAAGCACTTAAGCCTTTACTTAGTGGGGATAAGGTAAAGGTTGGTCATAACCTTAAGTTTGATTTGCAAAGCGTTACTAAGTACGTAGGCAAGCTTCCTTCACCTAAGTATTTTTGTACGTTAAACGCTGCATTTATCTTAGACAATCAAAACCGAAATGATTTAGGTCTTGATGACTGTTTAAAGCGTGAGTTTGGGTACCACATGGTTAAAGGTGTGGGAAAAGAAGTAGAGAAGTATTCCTTTGAAGAGGTAGCAACTTACGCTGCTCTTGATGCCGAGTGGACCTGGAAACTCTATTTAAAGTATGAGGCAAGCCTTCTTGCAGATGGTTTATCCGGCATTTTTAATCTAGAGATGGACGTACTTGAGGTTATTTGTCGCATGGAACTTCGTGGTGCAGACATTGACGTAACTGAGCTAAGTAAACTTAAAGCAAACCTTGAGGTACAGCTAGAGACTTGTAAGGCAAACATCTATCGTCTTGCTGGAAAAGCTATCAACATTAATAGTGTTCCTGAAAAACAAAAGCTTCTTTACTCCCCTAAGAAAGACGGTGGTAGAGGTTTACGACCAAAAGTTTTGACCCCCGCTGGTCAAAAACGTGCTGAAGAGGGTCAGCCATCTTCAGTAGCGGATTACTCTGTATCAGAGCCTGCTCTACAAGCTTTTGCGGGTAAAGATCTTTTAGTCGACGCTTTGATTGAATACTCTGACCTTAATAAACTTTTGACTACTTATGTAATTCCGTACATGGGTGGAGACATCACTAGAACTCTTGCAGGTAAATCTAAAGTTACTTCCAAGAAGAGCATTATGTTTAAGGGACGGATCCACACTGACTTTGTACAGTACGGTGCTGAGACGGGACGTTTTTCTAGTCGTAACCCTAACCTTCAGAACGTACCTGCTCCCCACACTGTTAACGGAAAAGCAATTCGTAACTTGTTCGTTGCTCCGGAAGGCCACTCTTTAGTTGTTGCTGACTACAGTCAGATCGAGCCACGAGTTATTGCTTCTTTTAGTCAAGATAGAATTATGTGCAGCGCTTACTTAAACGGGGAAGACATCTACACAACTATTGGTAACACTATGGGTGTAGACCGCAAAGCCGGTAAAGTCCTTGTGCTCTCTCTTGCTTATGGCGTAGGCCCAGACAAAATTTCAGAATCTATTGGGTGTTCTCTAACTGAGGCTAGAGATTTACTTGACGAGTTCATTAGGAAGTTTCCGTCAGTTGCTAAATACAAGAAGCAGGTTATTGCTGATAGCCGTAGGCAAGCCCCAATTCCTTTTGTTAGCACTCTTTTAAAGCGTCGTCGCTATCTTCCAGACCTTAGGTCTAACGAGGTGTGGAAACGTTCTAGAGCAGAGCGTCAGGCCTTTAATACGGTCATCCAGGGGTCGGCAGCAGACCTCATTAAGCTTGCTATGATTAGGGCTAACAAGATGATTCCAGAGCAGGCGTCTCTGATACTAACTGTGCACGATGAGTTAGTAACTGTTACCCCTACTAATCTTGCGGAGGAAACAGCCGAACAAATTCGTAAGGCTATGGAAGATATTAAAGCTTTGCAGGTACCGATGCTTGCAGACATTACAATCGTTAAACGATGGGGAGAGGCTAAATGAGTTTCTTAAGACGTAAAAAACGTAAGCTTACTGTTACTCAAGTACCTCTTAGCGTTTTAATGCGACAAATTGTTTACGATGCGATGTTAACTCCAACAGAGGGTATTGCTGAGATGATGGGTCTACCTCCAATTTCAGATGAAGTAGCTGAGATGGAAGAAGATGCACATCAAGATCGATTAAGTAAAATTGCTGCTCTTCTTCCTTTTATTGATGCTCACGCTGACATCCTCGCTCAAGTAGCTACATCTGCATATATGTTAGATGCTGACAAAGAAGAGGCAGAGGTTCCTTTAGAAGGCTTAGACCATTTAAATCAATTGTTTAGAATGGTGGCATTAGCTTCTTCAGTATCGTGCGTATCAACACTGGCAAACATTGGTTTAATTGAATCAAAGGTGGGTATGGATAATGAGTAACAGTAACTGGTGGGCAAAAAAACTTGGTAACAACGGTCCTATGCCGGACACCCCACCTATGTCACCTATGCAACCAAACATTTACCGGGCACCTCAACAGACACCTAACGTACAGGTTTCTTATGATCAACAACAAGATCAATTAATCTCTAAAGCACAAAGTGCTAGAGATAGCGAACGTTGCCCAGGATGTATGTCTGGCAATTACATGGCCCCTGTTGGCACTCAACGTAAACGTTGCTATGATTGCGGATATCCAATTGTTCAGGCTGGTACCGGGGCAGGCGGTACAGGTTCTTCTAGTAGTGGTCCAACAATTGCTGCTAAACAACCAAACCAAAGCGGTGGATTTAATCCAACAACAATCGTAGGGAGACTTGAGTAATGGCACTAAACGCAGAGGCACTAAAGATTGCAGCTGGTATTAATAAGAAGCTTGGAGCAAACACTGTTGTTTTAGCTGGTGAGGCTCGACTTTCTCAACGCATTACCTCAGGTTCTTTAACACTTGACGTTGTTCTTGGTGGAGGTTGGCCAATGAACCGTTGGGTAGAGCTTGTTGGTGAAGCATCTCACGGTAAAACAGCTATTGCTTTAAGAACAATTGCAGCTAACCAAAAGCTTAATCCTGAATTTACAGCGGTATGGATTGCTGCTGAAGACTTTGATTCAAAGTACGCTGAGCTATGTGGTGTAGACAATAGTCGTGTACTACTTGTAGAAACTAACAGTATGGAGGATGCATTTGATTCGGTTATTCAGTTCATGGAAAGCAAGGCTGTTGACATGGTTGTTGTGGATTCCCTTCCAGCCCTTGTTCCTAGCGCAGAAGATGAAAAGCATATGGAAGAATTTACTGTGGGCCGTGGCGCACTTATTACCAATAAGTTCTTTAGAAAAGTGGCGTCAGCTACCAAACGAGACCTCATCGAATCAGAACGACCAGTCTTAGGAATTATGATTAATCAGTACCGTATGAAGATTGGCGTTATGCACGGAGATCCTAGAACTACCCCAGGTGGTTTGGGTAAAGACTATGCATACAGCGTACGGTGTGAGGTTAAGCGTGATGACTGGGTTGAGGTAGGTACCGGAGAAAGTAAGCGCCGTGTAGGTCAGACTATTCGTGTTCGTACTATTAAGAACAAGACCTTTCCTCCACAGCAAACTGCATACCTAGACTTTTACTTTGCAGACGGCGGTGCAATTGACGCAGGCGGTTATGACACCGGTAAAGAGATTGTTGCCTTGTCTATTCTTAATGGCATCGTAGATCGCCGTGGCGGTTGGATGTATTACGGAGAGCGTAAGTGGCAGGGTGCACAGGCTCTTATTGATTCTCTTAGAGAAGAAATTGAGCTTCGTGAAGAACTTAGCAAAGCAGTACTAAGCACAATTAAGGCTCAACCTATATTGGCTTTAGATGAAGAGTGAGGGACAAAAGCAGTCTCTAAAGCATGAGAAGCGTTTAGAGAAACTTGTGGACGGCAAGCGCTCAGCTGCATCGGGTGCGTTCTGGTCACGTAAAGGGGATGTTAGAAGTAATGATCTTTTGATTGAGCACAAATGGACTGGTAAAAAATCAGTAACCATTAAATCAGAAGTTCTTAAGAAGATTACTACCGAAGCTATCCTCGATAGTCGTATACCGGTTTTAGGTCTTCACCTTGATGGCGAGAACTATGTAGTTTTAGGAGAGGAGGATTTCTTTGAACTTCGTAACGCACTCAGGGGTGACTAAATGGAACATGACGACGAGCCTACTTGGGCTTGGAGATATCAAGCTAAATGCCGTGGAGAAGATACAGAGATATTTTTCCCACCAAGAGATAAAGCTTTATACAAACCGATAGCAGATAAAGCTAAGGCAATTTGTTGGGGCAAGGACGGGCGCTCAGCTTGTCCAGTTCGCAAAGAGTGTCTTAAAGAAGCTATCATAAATGATGAGTTGCACGGCATCTTTGGGGGAATGTCTCACAGAGAGAGAAATGCAGCAAAGCGTAAATATGAAAAACAAGGTTTAACACTAGAAGAAAGGATAGACCAGGATGGCAAATACGGGCAAACCTAAGACGGTTTCTTTAAAGGCATACCTAGATGCAACAAAACGAGATACTCGTTTAATGGGCGCTATTGAGCGTCACTTGTTATCTAAGCCTTTTGACAATCGTCGCATGGATATTATTCACCCATCCGACATGATCAAGCCTGAATGGTGTCATCTTGCCCAATACCACGCAATTAAAGGCAACTACAAAGAAGTTCGTGAGAAGCCTACTCTCCGTCTTCAATCTATTTTTGATGAAGGTCACACGATCCACGCTAAGTGGCAGAAGTGGCTTACAGAGATGGGCGTTCTCTACGGTAAGTGGGAGTGCTCAGAGTGCGGCCCTTCAGACTGGGAACTTGCTGCTGACCTAAACTTTGATGATCCAGAGTGCGGTACGTTTACCTACAACGAAGTTCCTCTGTGGAGTGACAAGCACAAGATTGGTGGTCACTCCGATGGTTGGGTAAAGACTCTTGGAGAAGATTGTCTTATTGAGATTAAGTCTATTGGCGCTGGAACACTTCGTTTTGAAGCACCCGCTTTACTAGCTCAGTCTGACGGGGACTTAGAAAAAGCTTGGCGCAACATACGTGCGCCTTTCCGTACTCACCAACTACAGGGTCAGGTTTACTTACATCTTACCCACCTAATGGTAGAGAACGGAGATCTTCCTTCTGCTCCAAATGAGATTGTATTTATCTATGAGCTTAAAGCTAACCAAGATTATAAAGAGTTCACTGTTAAGTACAACCCAGAGTTTACTAAGGATCTATTTGATCAGGCATTAGATATTGCTTGGGCAGTTGACAACAACCGTCCACCTGTGTGTAATATTGACCCTATAGCCGGATGTAAGCGGTGTGAGCCTTATAAGGAGAGTACCGATGCCTGATTACGACTACAAGTGTTCAAAGTGTCAAGAAATAACTGAAAGTTTTTTTCCTATTAGCGATGGTCCTTCACCTGCAATTATATGCAAGTGTGGCGGCGAAGCTTTTAGACAGTATTCTACGTTTGGCATTCAACTTAAAGGTGGAGGGTGGGGCGGCCAATGAGCATCAGTCGTAAAGTATTAGACAGTCTAGGGGAGCTCGGTTTTACTCTTTCTCCAAAGCCTGGTTATGAAATACCAGATCTTCCTCGTGACATTACGGAACTAGATGACGAAGGTCTTATGGATCTTTTTGTTCAGTTTACTCAATGGAATGATCACCTATCGGGTGCCCATGCTATTGCTGTAATTAATGAACGCGAAGCACAACGCAATGTAGACGTTGCAGAAGCCGGTGCAATGCTTAAGAACTGGACTGGTACAAAAGGTGGAGATAAGGTAACTGTTCTTAAGGCACAGATTGCAGTATCACCAGAAGTAAACGAGTTGTACGATGATCTTAATACTCGTTACGCATTTCGTAAACTTCTTGAGACACGTGCTCTTAGCGTAGAGCGTGACTCTCAAGTAGTATCCCGTGAGTTAACACGCCGTACATCAGACGGTGGTGGTATGCGTTCTAGAACTCGGAGGTTCACAACATGAGTTACGAACAGCTTTCTTTATTTACTGACGAAGAATTAGGCGTTACACCTAATTACAACATTATTGGCCTTACCGGTTACGCTCAGTCCGGTAAAGATACTTTTGCCTCTATTCTTGTAGAGAAATACGGTTACAGCCGTATTGCTTTTGCAGATAAGATTAGAGACTTTCTTTACGGAATCAACCCTATGGTTGCTTGCAGTCCTACAGGCTATCTACAAGACTTAGTAAACTTAGTTGGCTGGGATAAAGCAAAGCAAGAGCCACAAGTTAGGCGTTTACTTCAAGACTTAGGTATATCTGCTAGAGACCTTATCTCTGAAGACATTTGGGTTACCGCTGCACTTAGCAGTGTTAGCAAAGATCAACGTGTTGTTATTACAGACGTTAGGTTTGAAAATGAAGCTGCCATGATTAAATCTATGGGCGGTCAATTGTGGCGTGTAAAAAGGTCTGGGGTAGGTCCAGTAAACGATCACGTTTCAGAGTCTGAGATGGATGGATACAAAGTAGATCAAATTTTTGTAAACAACGGGACTCTAGAAGAACTACAGGCCTTAATTACTACTAGGATGCGCAATGCCTTCCCAGAGTAGAAAACACCGTGGCTATAAGTCACAGAAAATTGTAGCTAATTACTTAGCTGCAAATGGTTGGCCGTATGCAGAATCTACCGGGGCTGGTCGTTCGGGTACTGACGTTACTGGAACTATTGGCATTGATTGGGAAGTAAAGGCTCGCACAGGATTTAATCCTTCTGCAGCTATAAAACAGCTAAAAGATCGCCATAATGGCAAAGATTTGCCCGTAGCTGTACTGCGACTTAATGGTCAAGGCGAGGCTACTATTGGCGAATGGCCAGTAATACTAAGGCTAGAGGACTTTGTAAACCTCTTAAAAGAGGCTGGATACGCTGACGGAGCCTCTTAAATCACGTACCGTTTTCCTTAGAGGGCAACTCTAAATCGAAAACTAAGGACTACAAACTCGTGATTGAAAAAGATAATGAAGAAAAGTTCCTGCGTGTAAGCGCTGGTTCTAACGCACAATCGGTAGGTTCTGCAATTGCTCACGCATTGTATGAGAACCCACAAGTAAAAATTCGTGCAGTTGGTGCCTCAGCAGTAAACCAGGCAGTAAAAGCTATTGCTATCGCTAGAGGCTACGTTGCCCCTAGAGGTCTTGACCTAATTGCCGCCCAGGATTCACTACCGTGGATTCCCGTGACGGACAAATTTCCGCGATAGTCTTTACTATCAATGTAAGTTGATATATTCTTGTATTAAGAG